GCTTTGAGAGAACCCTTACCTTCCGAGAGATTACCAATAAAGCTATCTAGCTTATTGTCGGTGATACCCAGAGCATTCGCGAACATCTCGCCTGCTTGGGCACCCGCCTTGAAAGAACCAGCGGTATCTTTCAATTGATTTCTTACTTCTGCTAGCTTGGGTATTAGCTCATCAAGCTTTTCATTTAGATCATCGTAAGATTCATTTCTTATCTTTCGAAGTTCTATCTCCGATTTCACCTGATCAATATTAGCTTTTATTGATTTTGCTTGGAGTTCCAAATTTTCGGTATAGGAAGCATTGGACCTTTCTAACTCGTCATTGAACTGTGCGAGTGCTTCCTTCTGCGCTTCAATACTCTTTTCAAGAGATGCTGCCTTCTCAGCGGTTTGCTGTCCTTTCTGAAACTCTGCGAGGTTTCTAGAAATCGCTGCGGCAAGTTCTTCGATATTGATATTGTTTTTAGCCATTTATGATACCTTTATGCATTTGTGATTGACACCAAAAGATCAAACACGGTTTCTCGATTGAACGCATCGCATCTCTAGATAAATAGTTGAAAAGCAAAAAGACCGCCCGAAGGCGGTCAGAATGTTATTTTGATTTAGATTTCATCCTTGCTTTCTTTACATCTTCTGCTTCTTTCGCGAACTGTTTACCGAGTCTGTCGAGAAACCAGCGACGAATGTTGATTGGAAGATTGTAAGACTCAAAGACAGAAAATCCACCATGATATTTCAACTGGAAGATTTCCTCATAAACCCCTTGGATGTACTTAGGCGTCAGGCCAAAAAAACTTGACACCAATCGGTACCTCCACGACCGATTCATTCTCACACTCATCGCAATGTAACTGGAACTTTAGATCTGTATTAGGTGTTGCTTGCCTAATAGCTTTGCGAAGGAATCTAGAATCAAATGCTGGCATGTTGGTAGCAAATGCATTTACCAAAGCAATGTCTTGATTATCATCAACAGTCAAGATCAAGCTTTTTAGTTGTTCTGTGACTTGAGAACCAACTTGTGCATTCTTATCGGAATTAGAGTTAGCCTTTTCATCATACCCTGTCATAAGTCTGAATTCAACTTTCTTACCACTTCTGGGCAAGACAACGCGGCATGAACCACGGGTTGTGATTTCAACACCTTCTGAAAGTGCAGGATCTTCAAAGCTAAACGTACCTAGATCATGAACAATATCGTGCCTCTTACCGCACACTGGACACCCAACGGTAGCTTCGTAATCGCTGCCATAAGCTGTAGCTCTTGCAGCAATGAAGATAGCATTCCTATCACACACAAGCAAAGAAGAAGCATCAATGTTCTTATCCATAATCAAGCTTTGGATAAGTCGATCAAGAACAATACCTTTCTTGATTAGAGCTTCGGAAGTAAGGATATCCTCTTCCTTTGCTGTCATGTGCTTTATCTCGATTGATTGCTTGTTGTGCAATGGGTGGCTAGGAGGATAAAACAAGCCACGCGATGGTAAGTCAACAAACTCTGTAGGAACCGAAATTGAAATATGTGTTTGTGGGAATTCGCTCACAGGCTCAACGCTAAAAGCAGACTGAGGAGCGTTCAGTCTGCTTTGATTATTTCTAGACAAAATTACCTCTCAAGTAGTAGAATCACCTTCCGCTAAGATCGAAGAAGCTGTTTCTAACTGATTGGAAATTGTTTACAACGTTAGTTGGTTGTCCTGAGATATCGACTGTCGAACCTACAGGAACAACGCAGGTAGCCCAATCGTAGCGGAAGGTTAGGGATACGGTGGATAGATCTTCGTTATCGTAGGAGAGATCACCAAGATTGACATTTGTGATAAATGCATTCTTTAGTGTCCACTCTTCCAAAATGTCTTGATCACCTTCGGAGCCGATTTGCTTGATAACAACGCCCTTCAAAGCACCGACAGCGCGGGCCTTGGACATGGTTGACAAGTCGTTGACATCCTTTGGAGGATGGTAACCGGCATTCTGGATAATAGCCATGGTATTGGCAACTGCATCTGGTTCGACAGGATCTACCAAAGTAACATCGACGGTTTGCCATTCGACCTTACCGGGGTAGTGGAATGTGTGGTTGAGGAACATGTGTGAGGTTTCAGAGATGCTAAAGTTTGGCTTTGTAACCGACTTAGCATACCAAGTAGCTGCGCCGGGATAAGCCAATAGCTGTACTGTAAACCTAAAGTTTCTCTTTGGGTCTCTAAGAGTCGCGTCTGTCCAGAAAGCATTTGCCATTATATGGTTCTCCTATTCTATAGTAAGTAGTATCTATTTCTCTTTTCAGTCTTCGAAAGAAGCACCAGTTCTGGAGATTACGAAGTCAACTGCGATGAACTCGATAGCTCTTGCTGGCTTTAGAAGGATCTTGGCGTATAGTACGTTGCGATCAACCAAATCAGGAGTTGTGGTTGTTTCATCGAGGATGAGTCTGTATTCGGTCAAACCTAGTCTTGCTTGTACAGAGCTTAGGAATGGCTCGACTGCTGCCTTGAAGCGGTTCCAAGTGACTGTGACGTTTTGATCGAAGAGAACGCTTGTAGCAAATCTTGAGACTTGCTTCTTGACGTAAATCAAGAGTCTACGAACATTGATACGATCAAGTGCAGAAGGTGTGACTTGGAGTGTCTTCTGACCGAAGATTACGATTCCTTCCGAGGGGAACGAAGCGATTGGGTTGATGTTGTTAGTGTAGAGATCATCGCGTTGTCTGGATGTTAGCTTCTCTGCAACGTTGACAACTGGAAGACCACCGGCACCAGCGGATAGACCACCACGGTTGAAGCCTGCTGGGGCGAACCAAACTTCACTGACGCGCTCTGAAGAAGCCATTGTTCCGAGAGCAACAACCGAAGGTGGAACCCAAACCAATGAACCGTTGATGCTATCGCGGATCTGAACCCATGGGTAGTAGGTGCAAGCGTATGAAGTGTTTAGTCTACGGCTGCGGAGATTGGAGATAGCAGTTGTGGTTGAGCCTAGACGATCCTTGTAGGATTGAGTAGATTCGGTTGTGGTTCTGTAACCATCGTCAATGTCGAGGATGGTGAAGGCATCACCACGATTCTCACAGGCTGTGATTAGCTTGTTTGTCAAAGCACTCTGGCGGATACCGGGAGCAACAATCAAGTTGGTCTCAAGTTGGTTTGGATCGCCAGCAAGATCAATTGCAACCTCAACTGTATTCACTAGTGCGTTTGATTCACGGACACCAGTTAGACGATTGTGTTGGAAAGGCTCTGCCTCTTGGATATTCAAGCCGTCTGAACCGCCTTGGAACAAGGTTGTAAAGCGATTGAAGCCAGCGTTTAGAATGGCAGTGTAACCACCGCTTGTGGCTGTTCTAGAGGTACCGGCTGCGCGAGAACCACTTGAGTAGAAAGCCTTGTAGCTGTTAGAAGGTAGAACAACGTCATCGAACGAGAAGATCCATTGGTATTCGAATGGTGCAGCAGCGTCGAGTCCTTCTAGGCCAACGTTCTGTGATTCAACAGTACCGTATAGACGTAGTGTATCTGGGATGCTAGCGTCGAAGCGATTCGAATCAGAAGAGATGGTTGTTCTTGCACCGAAGTAAGCCTTGGTGTAATCTGTGATGGAACCATCAGAAGCAGAAACACGCTGTGCAGTACCGGGGAACAAGATTGAAGCAGTGAAGGCAGCAGATGCAGAGACAATGCGTGCAGAAGTATCTGCGCTTGCCCATGTACCGCGGCTAATGAATGAATTAGCAGAGGTAGAACCGCTGTTGATATCTGTTACTCTCTTTGGACGAAGTGGACCGTATACGCCGAATGGCAATGAAGCTGGGCTAATTAGAGCGGCTTCGGCGGCAGGGTTCATCTCAACTCGGATGTAACGAGATTGATTGTTGTATTGGCCGTATTCCTTGTTTACACGTTGTTGATAATCAAAGCGACTAACCTTGTCACCAATACGGGCAGCAATATAATCTGGTGAGGAAGGATTCAAGTTTAGATTATCGAATCTTTCTAGGACGATAGGAGCGGCGTCATTATCACGAATGCTACGGATAACAACGCTGAACTTACCGTATTCTTCAACATCAGAGTTTGGAGAAACTTGAATATTCTCAACTGAGAGCTTGATATTCTTCTGTGTCCACTCACCCGCATCTAGACCATGGAAGCGGAATAGCTTGGTCATTGTGGTGTATGCGTAAGAAGCGGTATCGGTGCTTAGATCTTGTGCGAAGAACCAGCCGGTCTTACCGTCGATGATATTTGAGTTAGCGCGAAGAGCGTTTGAATCACTGATTCTCATTTCGCTGTATGAGTAGCCGTCACCAAGTGTGCCTGAAGCGACAGGAGCTAGCCATGCAACGACATTACTGTATGTACCAGTAAGTTGTGTAGCTACTTGGGTTTCATACGATTCACCGAGCCAGTAAACATCTTCGTTCTTTGTCAAAGTGTTTGTGGGGATAACACCATCGTTTGTTAGAACGGGGTTGGTATTCATGACATTACGGATGAATTGAGAGCTATCTCTGTCAAAGTTGAACTTTAGTTTGACGGGGCTGGTTAGAGAGGAAGTATCACCATTATAAACTTGAACGGTGAAATCAGTTGCAGCAGTTGTGCCAGCAAACTTTGTTACTTGATTTGTAGCAGTATCTGTGTCAGAAGTAGAATCGATTGTACCAGAAAGGAAGATACTTCCTTTGGTTAGGTAGAATACAGCGGCTAGCGTACCGGTCAAGTGTTGACCATTTGATTGTGATGCTGCCACGAACATACCGATAGCACCACCGTTTGTGCTGTAGGTCTTGGCTGTAGGAGTACCGCTAGAGTATTTGTTAGTTGTCCAACCAGCGTAGCCACCAGCGTCAGTTGCGTCTGGGTGTGGAACGCCGAGAAGACGGACGTAGTTTACTGGACCGACATTTGCGTTTAGGTAAGCTTGTGCGCCGTAAACACCGTAGGTTGGACCAGCAAAGTCAGAGGTTCTGTACTCTGAGTTTACACCACCGGCAACAGGGGAACCGTATAGATCAACAAAATCCGAGAACGAATCGACCTTTACGGGAGCAAGGGCACGGCCCTTTGATGCACGACCGATAACGGTTGGACCGACAGCGCCGGGGAGTTGTGGAACTTGTGAGTTATCAATTTCATTTAGAAAGATACCGGGTGAGACAAACTTGAAACTATTAGCTGGCATAGATTTCTCCTCTATAGAACTTCATAAATAAATAGTTATTCTTTGCCTCAAACGTCAGCGTCTATAGAAAGAAGTTGGTCTATAATCAGGTTTCTCGTCTAGTACTATCTGCTCTTTACCGAATTTGAACTCGACAGCGTTCTCTCTGACGGCTATCTTTGGTCTCTCTGCATTGGTTGATTCTCCCAACAGATAGCCTAATACTCTAATGTCGATCTCTGTTTTATATGTTCTTTCATCGTCTTGAAATGATTTGACGTTGTAATCCTGAGAGAAATCACCTTGAACAAACGCTTCAAACTTATGTCCTTCATGGTTTATGAAGAACGAAGTAATCTGTCCAGTTCTAACGAAGAATGGTGTAACCAATTCGTTGATTTGTTGTTGGTATTCAGTACGGATTGTTATCTTATACATACTCTCAATATATGTTGGAATTGGCATTGTTAGTGTTTCATAAACAACTTTAGAAGTAGCACCGGGATAGTTCTCTTGTCCCGGTCCAACACCAGAGGTTAGAGTTGCTTGTTTTCTGCGCTTGTCTGCATTCGCAAAGTTACCTGTCTTTACTTGATTGATACGACGAGCAACTGTAATAGCGCCACCTTTAGCATCGTTTACGTTTCCAAGATGTGCCCATGCGACACCTTTGAATGTAGCATCTTTTCTAAGTGATGTTCTTTCAACTGTCATCATAGGAAAGATCAAAACGCCGTTATCGTCTCTAAGACCTCTATCTTTCTTTATCTGGAATGCTCGTTCACCAGCAACCCAAATAACCGGAACTTTCTTGAAGCCTTTGTTTGTATTTACATGTAGGTTCAAAGTTTCATTTATGAAGTTATACATGGCCGTATCAATCGTTTCGATTGTGGACGGCATAAGCGTTACTTCTCTGAGGATCCTATCTGCGTCTTCGATACCGGTATGGGCATACGGTTCGGATGGAGCAGGATTAGGAGGAGTTTGCGTCTTTTTAGCTGGCATCGAAAAGCCCCTGTCTTGAAACCTTACACTTAGCATCTACTTCAACAGAGAAACCAACCTGTCCGAATAACTGTCTTGGTTGTGAAGTGGTCATAATTTCATAGTAAAGACCGTCATACTTCACAAAGTCACCTTCACGAACAAACAGGTCTTGGTCTTCCGTCAAACGACGCCGATGAAAGTGTACTATAATTTCTGCGTTTTTGTCTAGACCAAATCCTTCGTTTTGTAAAGTGTCGTAAGAAGACCATTCAACCAAGGCATACACTCTGATAGGTGGAAGGAAGTTCTTGACGATTGCTTCCCCGTACAAAGGATGGTAATTTGTGGTTGCAATGTCAATAGGAAAATAAAGGATTTCTTGTCCAATGACTCTTTCAATAAGTTCGTCATTGACTTGCTTTACAAGATCCCTTTCCTTATTACCAAGGAATAGTGGAGGTGGTGCAGTAGTAGGTTCAACCCATTTATTCTGAGCCATTTATCACCCTTGGTAAATGAGAAGTGGAAGCTTCTCTTGAACTTTGGTTGTGCTATCCATGATTGTAGCATTGATCTCGGCAAGCTTAGCATAGGTAAGCTCATCAAGAGTTGTCTTGAGTTCTTCCTTTAGTTTATCTTGCTCTTCTCTAGCCGATGAAATAAGAGCATCACCGTTCAAGTTGACGTTATCACCGGGGATTGGAATGGTCGCAAACTTCGATCTGATGAGACCAAGTGTTTCCTTTACCAATGCCAAAGCATAACGACGAATCCACTGTTTACCAATAGCATTGATATTTTCATATGGGAGGTTGTCAAATGGCAATGTATTCATGTTTGAAATACCTTGCTCTCCATTCCCGATTGAACCAGATGCTGATTCCCAAGGATCAACGGCATTATCAATAGTGAACTCAAACCACATGAAGTTGATAATACCGGTCTCTGGGACAGGGTAGATCTTTAGCTTGTTGTTGAAAATCTCATACGAGTAGTGAGATAGTCTAGTATAGAGGTGGTCTTCGTATGCCATAGCTTGTAGCTTATTCTGCCAAACAGGGATAATCTCAAATGTAGTATCATCAGCAAACTGACCATAGTAATTCAAGTTACCTACGACGTTCAAGCCACCATAGTAACCATAGAATCTCCATACTGCTGCTGGGGATTTATAGAACACTCTTCTGATTGTTATACGTTTATTGCTTGCACTATCAAAAGATGAAGAGTACAAAACCGGATTGCCAGTTGCTGGTTCTTTGTTATTTGTAACGTTATCTGTTATGATCTTTTGGAGGTCGTACACTTGGACGCTTGTGGTGAGTGCAAACGATGCTTGATAATGTTCCAGTGTACCACCAGCAACACCAGCTTCATTTGTCATTCCAAGAGCCACCTGCTTAGCATAACCAACCTCAAACCTTGGGTAACGAAGATTGATATTAGCAGCAGCAAGATCAGCTTCTTTTAGCTGACCATCTTGATCGAACGAACCAGTTGTCTTGCCAAGCAAACTTGGAAGTGCATTCTTCGATTGATGAAGATTCATAATATATGAATATTCTAATACAGCTTCTTCATAAGCTGCATATACGTTTCCCGGTGTGATTTCCAAATCTAGTACGTCACCACCAAGCTTCTTATAGACATATGCTACTTGGTCTGAAGCACCGGAGATAAAATTGGTATCGTATAAAGCCGATGCAGGATCGACATACATGCCGAATGGATAGAGAGATACATTGCCTGCTCCATTACCAGTTGTAATCGTAGAGCCTGTTGAAGTTAGAATAACTACATTTGTTTTA